GACAGCGCTTTTATTAGTTCCAGTCTTCGTAATATCTTTCGATCTTAAAATCATGCAGTATTTCCCGGCTTCCTTCAGGAATAAACTGTATCGCCTTCATAATGGCTGTCGCTTCGTTTGGTTGTGTGACTATGTAGGTGTGGTACATATCGTCCAAATAGTAAGATATTCTGTAATCTTTCATGTAATCTCCTTCCTATGTTTCCAAAATGTCTTCCCGGATGATCTTGATAAGTTCCTGAACTACCATGTACGGATCGTTTTCCAGGTCTTCAAACGCCTGCCGCAGGCCGTAGTCCGCATCCTGATATCCGTAAAAATCATAGTCATACATGAGCTTGTCAAGTTCTCTTGCCGTCTCCATAATGTCTGTAGGTGTTTCTGGTACTTTGTAGTTAATCATGCGTTTTCTCCCTTCTGATCCTGCAGCGCTTCCACTTCCCTGGCGTGTAAAAGCTGCAGCGCATCCCATAATGTTATTAGTCCTCTTTCGTAGTATTCGATGGGTTTATCCCCGTATTCCTTCACGAATTGCCTTAGATCCTTGTAAAAGTCTTTCATGGTTAAATGCTCCTTCCTATGCATGATATAGATATGTTCGTGTATCCCTGTTTGTAGTAGTCTTTTATGGTCTCTTTGTAGTCAATCCAGGCGGCCTTGATGTAAAACTCTTTTTGGTCAGTCTTGACGCGGTATACATTCAACGCGCGCTCCCTGCAGCGCTGCCAGGGTGAAATAATATCAAAGTGGTTGTATCGCATTTTTTGCTCCTTCCCGGCCGCCGGGACTATGCCCGGCAGCCCGTGCTGATATTTACATTTTGCTCGTGATATAGTCGCGCATTGCCTTTAGTGTTCCATTGTTGGCCGTATACCATCCCTTGCCGGGGATAAACCCCAAAACCTTGTAATGCAGGCCGCTGAATTCCGGGTGATCCTTTGCAAATCTTTTCAGGGCCGTATCCTTTACAAGCCACATTTTTGTTGTGTTCCCGTAGTTTACGTTTACCGTATCGCCTAGTTTAATCATGCTTCCCTTCCTTCCTTCCTTCCCGGCAGCACTCCGGCCGCCGGGATCGTGCTGTGCCTTATGCAAATGTAAAGCGCATAACGGCTGTTGTTTTCGTGTACTGTGCCGCGATGTTTGGCAGGTCTTTTTTTAGTGCTGTTGTGTCAATCCTGCTGCTTTCGACGGCCTTATATATAGCTTTGTGTTCGTCGCCGGTCAGGGTGTCCAGATTGTTCTCGGTCATGTATGCCTTGATTTGGTCTTTCAGGCCGTCGATAATTGCTGCGGTCTCTTCCTGCATTCTGTTGTATTGCGCTAATTGCTGCATGATCTCGTTGATTTTTTCCATTGTTTTCACTCCTTTTGTGCTAGTTTTTAGTTGCTGCCGGGCATTTTATAGGCTGCCCGGCGTGCCTTTGTTGCTTAGTGCTTATAGAATGCTATTGTTTCGCCTTTTTTCAGTTCCCAACATCCGACGCCACGACACGCGCATTCCGTGCAATTTCCGCCACATATTTTCCAGTTGTCCGCCGGGACTGTATCCCTGAAAATTACGGCTGCCGTCGGTAAATTGTGCGGATTTTCAATGGTCGCGCCGTCAAAAGGTAAACTGAAAATCAGTTTCAAGTTTTTAGGCTGTTTGTGTGTCTCAAAATACGCGTTTACATCTTCATAGTTCTTAGTGAATGCAAGGAATTGTGTTCCCTTAAGTTCACGCGCAATTTTAACCATGCGATCCAGATAGTCGGCGTCGATGATATCGCCGGAAACGTGAAAGCGGAAAAATCTTGTTGTTACTGCAGCAGCTTTTACCTGGATAAAATACGCGTCGCGGTCAGTTTTCAGGATATTCAAGTTGCGGTTGTACGCGTCACGTACCGACGGACGTAATTTGCATAACTTAGCTGCATAACAGTCTTTTTTACACGTGCTGCAGTTTTTACAAGTGACGATAGGCGGAAGAGATACCGACGGGATCGCGCCCATCTTGTTATTGCCTTTACTGATAGATACCTGGTTATTGTTTGTCATTGTTTTTTCTCCTTTTTGTGTGCTATATAACACGCCGTCGTGTTATTATTTTTTTATGCCGGGCATTTTCGGCGGCCCGGCGCGCCGTTGTTATTAAAATATTTTCCTGATTTGTATGTCGGCCGCGTCGGCGTGTACGCTTTTCGCGTATTTTCTAAAGGCCGCCGCATCGTCCGTCCAGAAAATGCCCAAATTGTCAAACCATTTTTGTCCGCCTGCCATGCGTCGCGTGCCATCCCATGTGTGTACGCTGTATGAGTGAACTTGCTTTGCCCATCTTTCGGCCGTAAAATCTTCAGTGCCGGTCTGTTTCAGCGTGCCATCTGGTCTAAACTCTTTGTACTCTATTTCCCAATATCCAAAACCTAGATGTTTTCTTTTCCCGTAAATTTTCATGTGTGCGCTCCTTCCCGTGCTTGTGTGCTTGTGTCTGGCGGGCCTTATGCCCTGCGGTTTCGGGTTGTCTCCCCCGACCGCAAGGCAATCATAACACGCCGTCGTGTTACTTTGCAAGCGAAATGTTGCACAAATCGACGCAAGCCGCATGGTTGACACGAAAAATCGACATCGACGTCGTGTCACAAGCCTGATCCGGCATAACACGACGGCATTTTTCGTCAAGTTGCACAATTTACGCCGACGGCAGGCCGTGCTAGTATAGGATTACAGGAAACTATGGAATAATATATAATATATACAACCGGGTGAGTTATGGCACAAAGCAGGGCGCATATACAGGCGACTACGCGATACGAGCATAAAGCCTATGACAAAATAACAGTGAGGGTTCGCAAAGATGGGGATCTCACAAGGGAAGATATAGCAAAGAGCGCGCAAGCGCACGGGGAGAGCATGAATGAGTTTATATTAAATGCTATCCGCGCGCGGATAGAAAAGCAATAGGCCGCGCGATATTGAATACTTAAGGCGTGTTAGTCCTAAAGACTGGCGCGCTTTTTTGTTTGGTGAAAACATGGCAGATAAACGAGACAAGGAAAAACGCCGCCGGGACGCGGCCAGGGAAGCAACAAAAGACGGGAAGACGCTATATGAGAAAATCCGCGACGGGGAGATAGAGCCTACAGGATCACAAAAGGGATGGCTAAATATAAAACCTATTCCCTTGACTGAAAGACCAGAGGAAGAAGCACGCGAGATCAGGCGCAAAGGCGCGGAAGCGGTAAATAAGTTACACGGTGAAAAGAAGACCGCGCGCGAGAGCCTGCAGCGTATGTTGTCCATACTGGCAACGGATGAAATAATAGCAAATGCTGATATGGATAAGGCATTAGCCGAGAGGCTGAGGAAAGAAAACCCTGATATGACTGTATACGATGTATTAAACGCGGCCGCAATAGGAAGGGCAATTAGTGGCAATGTAAAGGCAGCGGAATATGTGCGCGATACGGCAGGAGACAAACCGACGGAAAAAATCGACATTACCGGCCAGATCATGACCGACCAAGACCGGGCATTGCTTGAAAATGTGCAGGCGCGTCTCGATAAGTCAGAAATAACAGTGATTCAGGATAACACGCAAGCATGACACGCGCAACTATTCGCAAAACTTTTCTTTAACGAATAGATTGCAAGGAATGCCGTATTTATGCGGCTTTTCAGGAAACGGAAAACGGGGAAAGAGACTGCAGGTTGACATAAAACACACGCATAGACCGGCCTGAATAATTTTTTTAGCAGCATACCATAACAGTATAGGCCCGTACGCACCCCCACCCCGGCACACCCACCCCCCATGCGTGGCGCGCGGATCAGCGGAGCAAGGAATCCACCGTCCCACTAGAAAATTTTATATAAAAATAAAGTCGCTTTACCCAACTAAAGTATGGAATACAAAAGGGAAGATAATTCCTAATTCTTGCTATTTTATATCAAAAAACACGGGGGTAATACCTAATTATTGCTATTGGAGTAAAACTAAACGAATACAATGCGACCTTTGAGGAAGGGATATTTGATGTCATTTCCAGAGGTAAACTGTACGAAATCCGCGAGGTAAACAGCGGAACTACATTTTTCATTGAGAAAGGGGTATTTAATGACGAGGGAAGAAGCCAAGAGGGAATTAAGGCCGTTAAAGGAGATGCAAAAAGACATACAGGCCGTTGAGGACGAGATCAATCGCCTGATGACCGTAGCGACCAAGATGACCACCAATTTAGACGCGTTACCGAGTGGCACACCGCAGAACAAGATCGAGGAAGCTTTAATAAAGATCGAGGAATACAGGGGGCGGCTGACGAATCTTCTCCTAAAGAGTCTGGAATACAGGACTAGATGTCTGGCGAAAGTAGAACTAATACATCCTGCGTCACTAAGAAAAATCCTTATTTACTACTATTTCCAGAATTTTACCCTTGAAAAGACCGCAGAGGAGTTAGACAGGTCGTATCAATGGACACATACCATGTTACAGACTGCATTGGATAAATATTCTGAAGTTAGTTGATACTTTTAGATAAAATTTTATGATAGTATGGAAACCGAGAAAAGAGGTCTTGATACTTCTTCGTTATCCAATACTCCCAAAGAGGTCGTCGTAATGACGGCCTTTCTTGTTGTATGAAACCAAACGAACTAAGAGAACTAGAATACGACTACTGTAGGAACAATTTAGAGTATTTCGTCGAACAATACGGGCATATTGAGGACAAAGATGCAGAAACCTTAATTCAGCCCTTTAATTTGTGGGACGAACAAAGGAAAGCTCTAAGACAATTCAGGGACAATAAGCTAAATGTTGTCCTGAAAGCCCGTCAGTTGGGGTTATCATGGCTCGCATTACACTATGCAGCGTGGAGACTTATAAACCCCGGTCGTACAGTTATCGGATTATCAAGAACCGAAGACGAAGCCCAAGAGTTAGTCAGAAGGATGAGTGTGATTTTTGACAACATGAGGGCTTTATTTGCGCCTAAAAACGATCAGCCTATAAATTGGGTCAATGCTACATGGGAAAATACTTCTTTAATTCTGACAGTACACTTCCCTAATATGCCAGATAGCGTATTTAAGTGCTTTCCGAGTTCACCAAACGCAGCCAGATCGTTCACAGCGGACTTAATTATCTTTGATGAATGGGCGTTTCAGCAGTTTGCTGAAGACATTTGGAAAGCCGGTTATCCCACTATAAACAGACCGACAGGTGGACAGGTAGTCGGGTTGTCGACTATAGAACGAGGATCGTTCTTTGAAAAGGTTTTTACTGACCCGGATAACGGCTTTAACAAAATCTTCATCCCGTGGTATGCCGATCCCCGAAGAAATGAGGAGTGGTACGAGCAAACCAAACGCACTATGGGTGACATGATAACCCAAGAGTACCCTGCGACCATTGAAGAAGCCTTAACAGTACCCGGTGGATCGTTCTTCCCAGAGGTAAAAAGGGACACCCATCTTGTAAAAGACGAGTTAGAGGGCAAAGTCACAAGGTATGTTGCCTTAGATTATGGTCTGGATATGCTCTCAGCGCATTGGATTCAGGTCGATACGAAGGGAAATGCCCAAGTTTATAGGGAATATGACGCTCCTGACAAGACCATTGGTGCAGCTTGTGACATTTTGAGGTCACTTAGCGACGGAGAAGACATCAAATATTGGCTTGCTCCTAGTGATTTGTGGTCTCGTTCACAGGAAACAGGTAAAAGCAGGGCCGTGATCTTCTCTGAAAACGGGATTACGCTCACAAAAACCTCTAGGGATTTTCCTGCAGGCTGTTCTTCCATGAAAGAGTGGTTGAAAGTCATTGATGATAGGCCCAAATTGACGATTTTAGACGGGTCTGCGCCAAACCTGTATAGATGTTTGCAGAAAATCCAAAAGGACAAGAAACGGCCTAATATATACGCTAAAGACCCACATGATTTGACACATGATGTCGATTCATTGAGGTCTTTTTGTGTTTGGTGGGTAAGAACCCCGGAAATAGAGTACGAAAAGATCGAAAAAAGATGTCACGACTCCATCTTAGAGGACATCGAAAACGCATCTGAGGAAGACAGAAAGTATTTGTTAGCGAAATATGGTGAACCTGCATGAGGAAAAAAACAGTAATGGATAAGCTCAAAAAGTTTATAGCACCTACACCTAAAGACAAAAAGCGCGATAAGTGGCGTTCCAAACTTGAAAACTCCAGGATTGCGTACAGTTCCACACTAACCGAGATCAAAAAGATGCAGGGTATCTATGAAGGCACTCGTGAGGTCAATGGAAACCCTAACACGGGCGTAAGTGCTAAAGATTTGGCTATCAATGTGCGGAATATCGCCTATGAACTTGTTGAGTCTCAGGTAGATTCTAGCATTCCGATGCCGAAAGTCACGGCTTTACACGATGGCGATGAGAATTTAGCCAGAGCAATAGAAAGAGCCTTAGTCAATAAAGTCAAACTTCTCAGATTATCCATCTTAAATGACGGCATGGAGAGAACCGTTCCCGTACAGGGGGGAGATTTTTTCTTAGTGGAATGGGACAACTCCATGGGATTCCACTCTAATTACGGCGATGTGAATGTGTTAGAGGTCGCTCCGAGACAAGTCATTCCTCAGCCCGGCGTTAGCGACATCGACAAAATGGACTATATCTTTGTCCAGACTTCCCAAACAAAAAAGTATGTCAAAGACAAGTACGGTGTCGATGTCGAGGACGCTAGTGAGGAATATAAGGACATAAGAGGAGCAGAAGGGGAGTCAAGTCTTGATACTGATTTGGTGACTGTTAATACAGTCTATTACAAAAACGATGGTAAAATCGGAAGATTTGTATGGGTAGATGACTATACCCTTGAAGATTTAGAGGACTATCAGGCCAGAATTACTCGCAAGTGCAAAAAATGTGGATATGTCACAGAAGAAAAGACTTGTCCACAATGCGGCTCTAAGCAGTTTGAAGAAACTGTGGATAAGATGCAGACCATCACGATTCCCTTAATGCGCGACATGGGGATGGATGAGATGGGCAATCCTGTTCAGGTAAGTGCTGAAGAAGTCATCGAGATTGAGTATTATCAGCCAAATTGTTACCCGATCATCGTCCGCAAGAATGTTTCTAAGAACAATTCCCTGCTAGGTTTTAGTGATGTCAAAGTCATTGAAGACCAACAGGATTTGATTAAGAAGGTAGGTAGTAAAGCTGCTGAAAAGACTCTTAAAGGCGGTTCGATAGTCACCTTACCAAGAGGGGTTAAATTAGAGACCACCGACAGGGAACTTAAAATCGCTCGTCTTGACGATCCTCAGCAGAAGTCCATGATTGATGTCCTGAATATGCAGGTCAATATCAATCAGGACATGACGATGGTAAACAAAGCATACGAAGATGCCAGAAGTACATTGGGTATCACGGATGCTTTTCAGGGTAAATACGATCCTTCTGCTGTATCTGGTACGGCTAAACAGTATTCGATCAATCAGGCCGCAGGTCGTTTGGAATCCAAGAGGGTTATGAAGAACGACGCTTACGCGAAGTTATATGAATTGATGTTCAAGTTCTGGTTGGCCTATGCTGACGATCCGTTGCCTATTACGGGCAGCGGCATAAATGGTGAGCAGGAGTTTGAAGTCCTTGACAAGAGTGACTTCGTAAAACAGGACGCAGCCGGTGAGTGGTATTGGAACGATGAGTTCTTATTTGAGACTGATCCCACATCGACCATGATGGCTAACAGAGAAGCTATGTGGCAGCAGATTGACATGAAACTTCAGTCTGGTGCGTTTGGTCAGTTAGGGTCTCTTGAAACCATGAGACTGTATTGGTCGTTAATGGAGAAGAACCATTACCCGAATGCAGGAGATGTTTTGAGTCAGATCGAAATGATGCTTGCACAACAGCAGCAGATGCAGGCCATGATGCCACAGGAAGGAGTACCGAATGAAATGCCCGGAATGCAGTTTGGAGCTTAGGATCACCAACTCACGGAATGTCGTTGAGAACGATGACACTCCGAACGAACCCACAAAGCTGTTCGTGGTTCAGGATTTGTCCTGCATGAATAAGAACTGTTCAAAATATAACACGGTAGTTGAATCAGTAAGAACTGAATTACCGATTGGCTAAAAGGGCTTAGGCCCTTTTTTAGTTGATAAATTCGCAAGTCCGAAAGCGTAAACATGGCAAAAAGAAAGGAAAACTAAATATGAAAAACAATCTTCTTGACTTCGATCTTCAGTTATTCGCTGAGGAAGAAGTTGCAGACGCAGAAGTGTCGGAAGCCGTCGAACCGACAGAAGAAACCGCCGAACCTGAAGGTGAGGAAACAGGAGAGCAAACAGGAGACTCCGAGCCTGCCCCACAGTCAGATGAGGAAAACGCAAGGTACGCAGCCATCAGGAGACGAGCTGAGGACGAAGCGCGTAAGAGATACGACGCTCAGGTCAATCAGATGAATCAACAGGTTGTAGCCATGTGTCAGGGTATTACCCACCCTGTAACGGGTAAACCCATTACTAGCGCTCAGGAGTATTTTGATGCTCTTGCTATTCAGCAGAGACAGACTCAGGAGCAGGAGTTACAGGAAAAAGGCATCGACCCGTCCATGATAGACAGGATGATTGCCACAAACCCTGTTGTAATGCAGGCTCAGCAGGTCATTGAGAGATCAAAGGCCACCGAAGCTGAAGCCCAAGTACAGAGGGATTTGGAAGAACTGTCAAGAATTGACCCGTCCATCAAAACGATGTCAGATTTGGCAGCACTTCCTAACTTAACTGAGATGCTTGACATGGTTGCTACGAAGGGAGTGTCAATCGTCGAAGCATACAAAATGTGCAATTTTGACACCTTCATGCAGCACACAAACGAAGCCGCAAGACAGCAGGCTATCAACCAGATGAGAGGGAAGTCTCATTTGCCTAGCCAGGGACAGAATGTTGCCACAGATGATGACGATGTAGATGTTCCTGCTGACATCATGGCTCGTTTCAAAGCAGACGGAAAAACAGAAAAACAGATTAAGGAACTTTACAAGAGAGTTCCTCATTAAACGAAAGGGGAAATAGTTATGGCATTTGAATTTTTAAGAGCAGAAAACAACGCTGCTCCGATCGAGAAAGAATTTCCTGCCACCACGAACGAAGCTTATGTTCACGGCGAAGCTGTTAAGTTTTCTAGTGGCAAGCTGACGAAAGAATCCGGGGCAAACAAGCCTGAGTTCATCTATGTCGGCAAAGCAATCACATCTGCTATTAGTGGGCAGATTCTTAATGTAGTTCCCGTTCTTCCTGAGTACGAGTGGGAAACCACATTCAGCGCAAGCGCAACTTCTCTGAAGAAGGGCGCAAAGGTAACTATCAACTCTGATGGCGCACAGGTAACGGCTACCACGACAAACGGCGTATTTGAGCTGCTTGAAGACGGTGGCGCATCTGGCACAAAGGCCGTTGGAAGATTCGCATAAGGGAAGGGGGAAAAAGACATGGCAGTAACATTTAGCAAGCATGGTGGACTGAATGATGAAGCTTGGAAAACCATTGATACCGAGTTATCTATGGTTATTCAGGACACAGACACCGAGAAAAACAAAGATGACGAGCTTGTAAAGGCTCTCTACAATGTAAAGACTTCCAAGAAGTTTGGTGAGAAGCAGGGCAGCATGACCGAGTTTGGTAACTTCGTAGAGGTTGCAGAAGGTGACAACGCTGTTGCTGATGATATTCAGATGGGATTCTCCAAGCTCATCGAGCATACGCAGTTCATCAAAGGCTTCACCTGCACACGCGAAGCAAAAGATGACGGCGAAATCGACATGATGAAGATTGCTGCTGCAAACTTCGTAAGAGCATATAAGAGAAGTAGAGCGCAGTTCGCATCCGATTGCCTTGTAGCTGAAGGAACGACCTTCCTGTATGGCGGCAAGACTCATGACAAGACCACGGGCGATGGCAAAGGCTTATTCGCTACGGATCATCCGGGAACGAGAACCGGCGTTGCTACGCAGTCCAATGTATTCACGAATGAGTTTGGTTCTAATGCAACGATGCTTTACACTCTGGCTAACAAGGGTCGGAACTTCAAGAATCAGTCTGGTAATGTCATGGGTTACACCTTTGACACCATCGTAATCCCGGGTAATGCACCGGCTCTTGAAGACCTTATCAAGAGACTCATCCATTCCGAGAACATTGTTGGTTCTCCGAACAACGACATCAACACACAGTTCAATCAGTGGAAACTGATCGTTGACCATCGTTGGGAAAACACACAGACGAAAGTACCGTACATCCTGATCTCCTCTGAAGCTCTTAAAGAGCTGAACGCAGGCGTATTCTATGATCGTGTTCCTCTGGATGTTGCAAATGAAGTTGAAATCAACAGCAGAAACCTGAAGTGGTCTGGCTACACCAGATTTAGCGCAGGCTTCTATGATTGGAGAGCATTCATCATGGGTGGCGCACAGGTAGGTACAAACATTTCGTAATCCGTTCTTTTTCATCATAGAGACCCCTGCCTTAGTTGGTGGGGGTCTCACCTTTAAGGAGTATTTATGAAGATTGGAGACACTTTTATAGAAGGTGGCGTAATGCACAAAATCATCGGAGAGAACGATAGTGGGTTAATCGCTCAGGTGATTGACGGGGATATTGTCAAAACCACCGAAGAAAAAGAGGAAACCGAGGAAGTTTCCGACTACGAATCCATGCCTTATGCACAGCTCAAAAAGTTATGTGCTGACAGGGGTTTGGATGCAACAGGCAAAAAGGCTGATTTAATCGCAAGATTAGAGGGATAACAATGGCTACATGGTATGATCTTAAACTCGCAACATTACAGAAAATGTTTTCGGCTGATGATACGATAGTCATCGACGAATCTACGCAAGGCTATCTGGCCGCGATGCCGCATTGTGCAAACGAAGGTTTGGCCTTACTTGCTACGGCAGGGAAGTTTGTCACAAAGTCTATTAAGATCGCTCAAAAAGACATTAGAAACATTATCCCGGAATCGGTCTACGACTCTATTACAGAGTTTTCCGATGTCAAATCATTCACAGCAGACGAAGGGCATTCATATTACTTTGAGTGTTCAGGTGTTGGTAGTTGTGAAATCTATGTCGATGATGTCTTGGTTGACACATTGGCAATCAATAATTTGACTTCTTATGAAGTATTCAAGGGACTAATCTCAAACGCTAACAACAAAGCAGTAAGGTTTACCTTTACGACTCTCTACCCGATGTCCGTAAAGAACTTTGCCGTATATCGTGAAAACTTCCCTGATGCAGAGGATGTTGTTCCGTTCACCAAAAAGATCAAATATCCCATGAAAGAGTTAGCGGAAGACTTCTACATGATTGATCCGCAGGGTATTTACTTTGAGGGGGCATACAGTAAATACCTTCAGACTTCCGACTTCTTTCAGGAAGGTACAAACATCCTTATATTGGATAGGGATATGATCGGGAGCTTCACGGTATATTACAGGGCATATCCTACTGAGATAACAAAAGAAACGGGCAACGACACCGAGTTGCCGATTGATCCTGAAGTCTATGCCCTTCTTCCTTTGTATATGGCATCACAGCTATATAAGGATGATGATAATGGTATTGCGACTTCTTATAGAAACGAATTTGAGGTTGGTTTTGACAGGCTAGTCAATTCGGCTAACTTGTCAGCGTATGAGAAATTCACTAGCGAAAGCGGTTGGGTATAAATAGATGGCTGTTACTTTCAAAGTGCCTGCATCACCGAAAAGGAATATTTTTAATACAGATCAGTTCCTCGGCGTGGATATGACCAACACAGGGACAAGTGTAGACGAGAGAATGTCCCCGAATGCGCCGAACATGATCCGCGAAGTACCGGGGAAAGTGCGTAAACGCATGGGGTACAAGGCCGTCAAGGACTTTGGAAACGGCATAGTTTACGGCGCTCATGTACTCAAAAGCACATCAACAAACACAGGAGACTTTGTTGCGAACCGTAACATGGCTTCCACTTCGTCCGTTGAAACCAGAGTTCCGCACAATTCCTCTGTATATATCTATTCCGAAATTGAAATCCCTGTAGGCGTAGGTTGTCATATTTCATTCACATATCAGACGGACAAGGTACTTACGATCCATCCTTACATAACCGACCATGACTTGTGTGATTACGAATTAGATACCATCGGTCAAACGCAGGAGTTTCACAAGGCATTTGGATTCACGGGCGATGTAAATGAGTGCTTTAACGCATTTGAAATCACGAACGACAATGCCGGCGATGCTACCCTCAAATTGTCCGACATTATGATTTATATAAATTATAGTGCAACGGATGTTATTGGTGAGTATCGTGGATTCCAGACCGTTCTGGAAAATGATCTATACAGTTCTAGTGGGAATGCTCAATCCGTAGCAGACACCACCGAGAGTATTTCCGCATCCACGGCAACCGAGGAAGTATCGTTCTCTGTAAACACTAACAACATTATGGGGTTAGTTGCGGTTGATTTTGACATTAGCGTTTCTAGCCTTACGAATGCCACGCTCGATTATGTGTCCATCAAGTATAACTGCGACCACGATGGGACTGAAGAAGAAATCGCCACAATAGATTATTCAAACCAAA